TCCGCAGGTAGGTGATTCGGCCAGTCCCGACGGAAGTTTCGTCATGGAGGACGGTACGACGATTGTCGTGTCCGACGGTGTTATTACGGAAATCATACCCCCGGTAGAAGCGAAAACCGACGAGGAATTTGCCGCATTGGAAGCGGAACTCGAAGCATTGAAAGCTGAAAACGAGCAACTGAAAGCCGATAAAGCCGCATTGGAAGAACGTATTTCGGAACTGGAAAGCCAGCTTGGAGAAAGTGATGCCAAAGCCAAGACGGAGGAAGAATCCGCCATTCTTGCCAAAGTGAACCATGCGGGCGGCGTAGCATGGCTGGATAAGATACTGTCCATGAAGTCCACCTTCCATGCGAAGAACACCCGTACGCAGGTGCGGACTGTCGAAACGGAAGATGAAAGCCCTATACAGAAAGCCAAACGGGCATTGGAAGAAAAAATAGAAAGCAGAAAAAAACAATAAAATAGGAGGAAAAACATTATGAGCCAATTTGCAGGATTCACAGTAGATAACGGAGCGATAAAAGATTTGCGCGATCTGCTTTTTTATACGCTATACAAAGACCCGGACTTGAATGTTACCGCAACGCCCGTTACCGGGGTTATCAACGGTCAAAAACTGGGCTACATCGATCGAATGGGTGATGTAGGTTTGAACAAATGCGGTTGTAACCCGACATATAGCAACGTCGATATAACCGGGAGCGAAAAAGAATGGGATTTGGGCTGCTGGCAAATAGCCAAACACATCTGTTACACGGAATTGGAGAACACCATCGCCAAAAATTCATTGAATAAAGGTACGGACATCGCCAATCTCATAGGCACTCCTTACATGGAGTTCTTGACACCGCTTTTGCAGAAAGCCATAACCGATATGTTTTGGAGAATCGTTTGGTTTGGAGACAAAGAGGCGAAGAATGTAGCCGACAGCGACGGAGGAAATATTACGAAGGATATAGATATATCCTTGTTTACTATTGCTGACGGCTTCTTCAAACGCCTATTCGGGATTATCGCCGACAATCCCGGCCAAAAGACGGCCATAGCCGCCAACGCACAGACCACGACGGCATTGCAAATGTCGAAGATTCGGGAAAAAGGGGTCGCAATGGGCATCATAGATAATCTTCTCGCCGATGCCGACGGTCGTATCTTTGACAAGCCAGATGCTTGCATTATGATGACAAACAGCCTGTTTAAAGCTCTTGTCGCCGATGTGCGCAATACGTTTATCGGCACGACCCTGACCTACGAACAACTGGCAGAAGGGGTAGTTATTTCTCAATACGACGGACGTAAAATCATCGCTTTGGACATTTGGGACAGAATGATCAAGCGTTTCGAGAACAACGGAACTAAACTGAACAATCCGCACCGGGCCGTTTTATGCTCACCCTCGAACCTTTTCTACGGCACGGACGACACCGACATGATTGCGGATTTGAGTATTACTTTCAACGAAGAAACCCGTTACAACAACATTTTCGCACAATCGAAAATAGGCACGCTTATCGGCGAGGACGACCTCGTACAAGTGGCTATATAATCAACCAATAACCAATAAAAAAAGGAGAAAATTTTTATGGAAACATGCGTTTACCAAGTCTTGAAGGACGTTTTGTATAACTGTACCAAGCCCGTATCGAAGGGCTTGCGCAACATCGGTTACATCTACAACTACGACGACATCGACTGGGACAAAGTAACCTACGACGAAACGACACCGAACATCATCACGTCCCTTCCGATGAAAGAGGGCAAGAAAGGTTATAAGATCGCCATACCGGGCAAGACCCCTTTCACCGGAACGACCACCTCGATGACCGAAGGTACATACCGTAACAACTTCACCAAGTCGGTTGCCGTGGTGATCCTCGATGCCGGACCCGATGTCTCCCACAGCATCATCGACCCCATGGCGAACGGGAAATTCCTCGTCGTTCTGGAAAACCAGTATCAAGGCACGGACAAGAAGAACACTTTCCAAGTCTTCGGCGTTGAGCTGTATGAAACGGTCCTGTCGATGAAGTTCCGCAAAACCTCGTGTGCCGATTGCTATCGGGACGCATATCTGGAAGTGTTTAATTATCTCAAAAAAACAGGCAAAATGGAAGAAAGAAAATACAAGCTCCGCCGCGGCGTGCTGTTACGACCGGAGTTCGGCTCTTCGGAGTTTTATTCGGCCAAGAGCATCACCGATGAAAAGGCGGAAGAACTGTTGCGTAAGAACCCGACCCTTATCGAATCCTTCGAATCGTACCCCTCTGACTGGAAGGAGCGCATCGACAAGAAAGTACGGGACGATGACCGCATCGAGTTGAACGAGACGGGCAAACGGCTGTACATCGGCGATACCCTTCCGTTGTCCACGACCTCTTACCACGCCGTAGTGGAGCAATGGACGAGCAGCAACGCGAAAGTGGCGACGGTCGACGACAAAGGAGTCGTAACGGCGTTGTCGGAGGGCCGGAGCACGATCACGGCCACGACGACGGAGGGCAAGACGGGGCAGTGCGCCGTAACGGTCGTTTCCCGGAATAAAAAGTAGGAGGCGCAGGCGATGAACATCTCGAACGTGGTGAGACCGTGCAAGCGCATCGAACGCTTCTATTCGAGCACGCTGGGCATTCAGACCTACGACAAGGACAACCTTTACCCTCAAAGAATGCTTGCGCTGTTGAAAAACAGCCCTACGGGCGGGACGTGTTGCAGCCGTTATGAGAACTTCATCTTCGGCGACGGATTCCGGAACAGAAATCTGTCGGAACTTGTCGTGAACCGCTACGGGGACACGGCAAACGACATCTTGCAGCTTTCCGTCCGGGACTTGTCCCAGTTCGGCGGTGTTTCCCTGCACCTGAACTACGACCTTTCGGGCCGTGTTGTGGAGGTGCAGCATGTGCCGTTCGAGAGTTGCCGGCTGTACGAGGAGGACGACGCGGGGTATGTCCCCTACATCTGCACTCACCCCGACTGGTCGGGCACAAAGACCCGACGGGGCAAGAAGCTGAAAGTAAGCCGGGAGACGGTCGATTACCTCTACCCGTTCAATCCGCAGAAAGAAGTGCTGTTGTCCCAAATGGAGAAGGACGGCGGCGTGGAGAGTTACCGGGGTCAGATCCTTTGGTATTCGACGGCAGGCAGGAACACCTACCCCGAACCCGTCTATGACAAGGTGGTAACGAACCTCTCCACCGACGAGGGTCTCGACAACGTGAAATACCGGAATGTTCGTAACAACTTCCTTCCGGCGGGAATGCTTATCCGGAAGAAAGGGCTTTCTGGCGCGATCGACAAGGACGGCCGTCCGGTGGGCGGCACGACGCAGGACGAGATAAGGAGCCGGGAGTTCGACGAAAACCTGTTGACTTTTCAAGGGGACACGAACGCGCTTGCCATTATGGACGTAACGGTCAACGCGGACGAAGATGCCCCGCAGTGGGTGAGCATAAAAAGCCAGAACTTCGACAAGGATTTCACGGTAACCGAATCGAGCGTAACCGAACGCATCTATTCGGCATTCGGGCAGGAGCCGTGGTACGCCATACGAGTGGGGAAACTCGGATTCAGCGGCCAGTTGGTGGCCGAGGCTTACGAATATTACAACTCTTACGTCTCGAAAGAGCGTCAGGCGTTGGAACGCATCTTCTCGAAGGTTTTCGGCCTTTGGAAAGAGGGCTTGCCGGGAGACTTCACGATAAGTCCCAAAAGCTACGTCCATAACGCCGAACAAACGGATAACCCAAACGCAACAGAGAGATGAACACGATATTAACCCCTCAGGAATTCAAGAAGATGCCCGGCATACGCAAGCCGGGCACTCACGTATCGGAAGATAATTTACAGGCTTACATCTCCGAAGTGGAAATGCTGTATATAAAGCCCCTTGTAGGAGACGAGTTTTATATCAGCCTCGCAACGGACACGGAAGGGAAGTACGCCGGGTTGTTGGAGGGTTGCGAATACACCGACCGCCGAGGCAACCGCCGTTTCTGCCCGGGCTTGAAGACGGCCATTGCCTATTACGCCTATTCGCAGTATGTCATGGCGGGCGATGCCGAGAGTACCCGTTACGGGTTCCGGGTGAAAGAGGAGGAATATTCCTCGCGCCTTTCGTCGAAGGAGCGTTCGGAACTGTATAACAACACCCTCCAAGCGGCTTCCGGTTATCTGTCGGAATGCCGGACATACATGTGTGAGGCACTTGATTTGCACTTTGAGGGCAGCCCGAAAATAACGGGAAGTTTCACGATAAGAAAAATAGGCTAAGGCATGAAACAAAGCG